TTAATATTATTCTAGTTCTTCGTCATCTTCATCGGTATCAACGTAATTTTTTGAATAGTTTTCAGTAGTTGATAAAGATTGACGGTATTCTTCGGCTGCCATAGTTCGGTTAAATTCGGCAGTTGGTTCTATTTCAGTGACTAATTCTTCTAATTCATCTATTGTAACGTTGAAGAATTCTTTTCTCATGTTTACTTTGTTGACTCGCTTTTGATTTAACATTTCATGCAATTTGCTTTCCAATCCAACAGCATCATCAGAGAAAATAAAGCTATGGACATCAAATTTAAATGGAACAGATGCATTACCCAATTCATCTACACGATCCTGAGGATTAAGTCTTCTTGTCATTCCAATTTTAAATACATTTTCGCCAAATGAACCAAGATTGCTAATAACATATACGTTTCCGGCTTTTCCATTTGCAAGATTGGAAATTTCTTCTTTTTTAAGAACAACCTCGGATAATTGTGCTTGTAATTGAAGGATTCGAGCATTAAGTTGTTCGAGTTCAGATGAAGAGGCAGATTGCAACTGATTTTGCAACTTTTCTATTTCGGTATTATATTTAGATTCTTCTTTTTCTACTTTCTTGCGTTCTGCTTCGAGAGCTTTGCGTTCTTGTGCTTCCTGACGCATTTGTTCACGAATAGCGAGCTGCTCTTGACGAGCTTGTTCTTTTTTTACATAATAGTTATATTCTATTTTTACAGCATTGATAAAGAGATATTCTATTTCTCCGATAAATTTAGTTAATGTACCGGCTATGCTTTGATTCCCTTCAGCTGCAACTTTTAAGAATTTTTGAGTTACTTTTTTTACATCTCCAATTGATGTGTCGAGCTTTTCATATTTGAGGTTATATAAAATATTCTGAAGCTCAGCTCTGAGTGCAATAACCATTAACTTATAAATAGCTTGATTGGCTTTTGTAGTGTATCTGGCGGAATACTTTTGTAAAATAGAATCTATCTGCTTATCATTAAGCCTATAGGCTTTCCGCAAATCTTTTATATCCATGCAATGTAGCTTTAATATAACAGATGGACTAATTTCTTCCAGTTCAGATAATTGATTTTCGGGAAAGCGAAGAGTGCTTTGTGAAGGCTCATAATTCAAGTATTTATCAAATGTGTAATTGATGGCTTTCACGAGTTCCTTAGATTTATTTAGTTTATTAGTTTGAGTTTTTACATTCTTGTTTAATTTTACTTCTTGAGAACGCAATTCTTCTAATTGGTTCAAGATATTTTGACATTCAGAATTTTTTTCAGCGATGGATTTATCGATAGAATCCAGATGTTTCTGAAAATCTTCCTGAGCAGTCAGCTTTTTTGCTTCATATTCCTTTTTTAACTGCTCGGTCATATCAAGGATCTTGTAATAGTCAAATGCACCTAATTCTTGGAGCTGCTGGTGCATATTTTGATTATCGTTAAGTAAATTTTGATTTTCTGTTTTGAGTTGTTCGATTTCCGTTTTAAATTGCTTGATTTTAAAAATATCCCCTATTCCCATAAAGCATTCTCCTTTGTATTATTATATGATTTTAATAATTGCAAGATATGGCGTGAAATACACCACATAATTATCTACCCGTTTACAAATCCCGTACTTATTCCGGTAACATTCAATGCATTCTTCCAGAAATTCTTCTGTCACTTCCAGGTATTCTGCAATCTCAAACCGGTTCTGGCAGCCATGCTCAAAGGCACGTACCAGTCCGATCAGACCGATCTGCTTGTTGTACGCCCAGAGCCTTGCCTGACGTTCCTGCTTTCGGTTCTCTGGTTTAGACTGATCTAAGATATCTCCGACAGTAGTATAGTAATGCCCGAGTTCTTCAGCAAGAACACATGCTTTTTCGATGGACGTGTCGATTCCTTGGTGGATGGCGATTCGGTTCTTGTATATTCGTCCGCCGTATCCCGGAATATTCTTTTCTTTCACTATCAGATTTTCGGTTTCCGAAATATTCAACAGTTCTTCATATGTCATTTAATCACTCCCATTCGCTCGGATTGTTCATGATATCATCGGCATGTTGTTTCATTTCTTCAGTTACATCTACATTGGCATACTTATGAGCTGCTTTCACTATGAGTTCATCCTCCATTTGTTGATTGGTGAGAAGAGTGTTTGTGTAGATATAACATTTTTTCTTATTCTTATCATTTAATTTTCTGTAGGAAAGAATTAAGGTGCGTTCGTCATCTGAATTAAACCGATTTTCATTGGAAACATTGGCTGATTGGGGCTCCATTGGAGAATCAAAACCCATGAGCCATGCTTCATCAACATTAAGCGTTTTTGCAAGTGCTTCGATATTCCTTTGCCGAGGTTTATACTTTCCAGATAAATATGAGCTGAGCTGACCTTTATCTATTTTTGCCTTCTCTGAAAGTTCTGACTGTGTTAATTCTCTCAATTCCATAGCCTCTCTGATTCGGTCTTTAATTTCTGCTTTTTCCAATATTTCCACCTCCGCTGATTAAAGCTTTCTTTAAAATTGATTATAAATCATGGTTGGGAAAATATCAATAATAATTTAATAAAATTGAGAAAAACTTAAAAAGCGTGTTGACAATATGAAAAACAGATGCTATTCTAACTGTAGTTGAGAAAAACTCAACTGAAAGGAGATGATGATATGGCTTGTAACTATGATTACAGGAAACTGAGAGGACGTATAAAGGAAAAGTTTGGTACGCAGTCCGAATTTTC